CCACTCCGCAAGTGAGAGATTCAAAAGGAGAGAGGGGTGCAGCAGCACAGGATCGAAAAGGGAATCCAGTGGATCAACTTGGGATAGCGGCCAAGGTGAGCGGATGGCCAACCCCAATGGCTTGCGATCAGAGGGGCAGTGCCGGGGTGGGCAAGACGGAGTTGCCGAATATAGCGAAGATAGCCGGATGGGGAACTCCCAACGCAATGGACACGATGGCGATCAGATCGGACGAGGCATTGGCGAGAGCAAAGGAGAAAGCCGGGTGTGCGAATCTGAAAGATCAAGTGCCACTAGCCGGATGGGTAACTCCGACAGTGACGGATGCAAAGAGGGGGGTGAAACCACCCAGACCACAGGACACAGGGATTCCCTTGACTCAGCAAGTGGGATTGATTGGCTCTACTGTCGCGATGAAAAGTACCGGCCAGTTAAATCCGGCATTGAGCCGCTGGTTGATGGGATTGCCAGAGGCGTGGTGCATAGCAGCGATTCAGTCATTACGCCAAACGCAAGCGCAGAAGCGAGAACGATCCGGCTCAAAGGCTACGGTAACGCCATAGTCGCACCAGTGGCAGAGGAGTTTATCCGAGCCACAATGGAGGTGATTGATGAGTAATTGTTGGCGTGATGGTGTGAAAGGGCGCCCGGCAATACAGAAGAGAGAAGCATGGGATACGACCCCACAGGACGGTAAAGATTTCATTAATGCGGTGATTGAGGTGTTTGGTAAAAAGGACGGTAAACCCTCAATAGGAAGTCGCATCATGATGGTTACTCAAAAAGGATTTTACGATACAGGAAGATACTATGACAACAAGGATAAAAGAGGCCGACAAAAAAGTGGCTGAGTTGATTGAAACATTAATCGAGCAAAGTGAATTGATGACCAAGCAGATGACGGCACTACAAAAAAGAGTGCGTGAAGTGGCCAAGCACTGTGGTTATGCCATGCCTGTTGATGACTGAATATCGGATTTCACCCGTGTCTAAGCCTCGTCAAACTCAATCAGACAGGTGGAAGAAAAGGCCATGCGTGATGCGTTATCGGGCCTTTGCTGATGAGTGTAGAGAGCAGGGCATGGAGATTGTGAATGGCGCGACAGTAATCTTTTACTTACCGATGCCTAAAAGCTGGTCAAAGAAAAAGAAAGCATTGATGCTGGGAAAGGGTCATCAGCAGAAACCGGATGTGGATAACTTACTCAAGGCTGTTATGGATGCAACGATGAAAGATGACAGTCATATTTATGACATTCATTCGCAGAAGTTTTGGAGCGAGCAGGGGAGCATTAAGATTTTATGACGGTGATTCGGATATGTGTTGCGCTGCTACTTCTACCCTGGTTACTTCTTTTAGGGGGAGCGGTGGCGATTATTCAGATTCTTGATGGTAGTTTTTTTAAAGGGGTTGATTGGGAATGAGTGAAGAAAGTGAAGATGATTTCAAGTATCAGCCGATCACGGATGCGGCAAGAATTGACAAGTACATGGTTCAGCTTCTTGCTGCCGACATTATCAGTGCTGGAAATAAGGAATTGCCTTTGTGCATGGGTGATGATAGTAAAGAGCAGCTAATGCTGATGGCTGATTTGGCTGCTCGGGCGTGTAAAGCGGTTGACGAGATGGCTGGCGGTGAAAAGTATTGGAAAAGTTTGTTGGAGATCAACGCATTCCGCGCAAAAAGGGGAGCAAAACCGGTATGGCCCGATGATGAGTGAAGAAATCAAATACGACAACGTAAATCATCCAGAGCATTATCAGATGAGCGGTGGCCTTGAGGTTATTGATGTGATTGAGAGTGCTATTGAACCGATCAATGATCCGGTTGAGGCTGTGTGTTTAGCTAATGTGCTTAAATATTGCTTACGCTATCGGTTTAAGGGTGGGTTAGAGTCACTCAAGAAAGCACGGTGGTACTTGGATCGGATGATTAAATACATGGAAGAGAAGAGCTTAACTTATGGCAACTATCAACAGAAAGGAAATAGTGAAAAATGATTGAGTGGTTAAACAAATGGATCACCCCACCAGTGAACGAGTGTGTACATCGAGGTGTAGGGTATAAACATCGGGAACCGGACAAATGTTGGTGCGGGGCGGGCTTAGTTACGTTTTTTTCCTTAAAGAAACGCCAATGTGTGAATTTAGCATCCTGTGGTCGAACTTATGATTTTGAGGGCGTAGAAATCCGTCACCAAAGATGAAGTTTAAAGAGAGGCATGGATTGAGTTTGAAGATGACAGTAAGGACATTGTTAATCATGGCTGTGATGCTGCCTCATGCTATTGTCAGGCAAGTGGCGTGGATTCTACGGTAGAGGATTTGTAGAATGGTTTTTCAACCCGGAATGAAGAAAGTACCAGGCAGTGGTCGCAAGAAAGGTACGCCTGATAAGATCAGGTCCGAGGTCAAGGATAAGATTGAGGCATCGGGTTATGATCCTATCAGGGCCATGATTGAGATCGGTGAAGAGGCGATGACCGCAAAGGATTACACCCTTGCCGGTAACATGGCTAAAGAGTTAGCGCAGTACATCTATCCGAAAAGGAAATCGGTTGAGCATACGACTGATGGCTCATTCATGCCCACAGGCATCACCATCAACTTCACGGAAGACCCGAAACCCATAGCACAAGGAAGTGTGATTGAACACGAATCAGAAACACCTCAAGATTGACCTGACTCCAAAGTGGAAAGGCTTTGGGCAGCCACACAGGTACAAGATAGCCTATGGTGGTCGTGGGTCAGGTAAGAGTTGGACCATTGCCACGCTGCTAGTATTGGAAGCATTGCAGACACCAGGGTTTAGGGTGCTGTGTGCCAGAGAGATACAGAAGTCAATTCAAGATTCCGTGTTGCAACTGTTAGCCGATACCATTGACCGGTTGGGTGTGGCTGATTGCTTTGAAGTACAAAAGACTCAGATATTAGGTAAGAATGGCAGCCGGTTCCTATTCATGGGCCTACAGTCAAACATCACTAAGGTTAAATCATTGGAGGGATTGAATCGGGTCTGGGTAGAAGAAGCTGAAGCCGTCACTCAATCATCCTGGGAAACACTCATACCCACCATCAGACAACCGGGTTCGGAGATATGGGTCAGCTTTAACCCTAATGACGAGTTAGATGACACGTTCCAGCGCTTTGTTGTTAATCCCCAGCAAGATAGCTATGTCACGAAGATAAACTACTCGGACAATCCTTTCTTCCCGGAGGAACTAGAGAAAGAGCGCGTCTATCTGAAGTCGATCAATAAGGATTTATATAATCATGTCTGGGAGGGTGAGGTTCTATCCAACCGGGATGGCAGTTACTACGCCAAGTACGTTAATGCTAACCAGGTGATCCCGATGGCTGTTGAGCCGGGTATTCCGGTAAATACTTATTGGGATATCGGAATAAATGACAGTACCGCACTTTTTTTCGTACAGGTAATTGGGCGCGAAGTGAGAGTGGTCCACAGTTATGAGAATAGTGGCGAGGGCATCCAGCATTATATTAATTACGTTTATGACTGGCGCGACAAGCAACACGCTACCTTTGGCGCTCACTTTGCACCCCATGATATTCGGGTCAGATCATACTCAACCGGTAAGAGCAGACTAGAAACGGCTCGGTCATTAGGCTTAGTGTTCAGAGTTACGCCCAATATTGGTATCCAGGACGGCATAGACGCTGCTAGGCAGCTTATTCCGCGTTGTTGGTTCAACAGTGCTGATGACGGCTGTATAGACGGCCTACGCGCTCTGAAGCGTTATCGTAAAGAGTTCGATGAAAGGCGTGGCACCTACAAGTCACATCCATTACACGACTGGTCTAGTCATTATGCTGATGCCTTTCGATACTTTGCGGTCAATCATCGTGAGGTCAACAAGAATATGCAGCGTCCAGCGATAGCCTCTACCGATTGGGCCGTCTTAGGATGATTTTATGATGTGGTATAATAGACCCCAACATGGACGTTATTTCAGCGCCTAACAACTCTCTCATGGATGAGGGAGGGCGCGACCATTTGCATTGGTGGATAGTTTTTGAAAAAGGACATTGCGATCATTGGTGGACCAAGCTGTTCGATCCAGAGATGCGACATTGCTGGGCTGTTAAGTTCGATGGCCAGCACTTCATTGCTTTCCGGCCATACATTGGCTACACCGACATCGAAATCATGGACATCACCGACTCAAGGCACATCGCCCCTGATGCTGCTGCGATACTTTCTGTTCATACCTGGGCAGATGGATTACAGATGCGCGACCTAGTGCCGGCTTGCTTCAATTGTGTCGAACAAGTCAAAGCATTGTTAGGCGTAAAGGCATGGGGCGTGGTTACGCCTCGACAACTCTACAACCACCTAATCAACACCCCTCAATACACCACAATTCAAGGATAGAATAATGGGATCATCGCCAAAAGCACCATCAGCACCAGCTAAGTCTGAGGCACAAGTGAAGTCAGAAGCGCGTCAGGATGAAGAATACGAGAAAACAAAGCATCAAGTTGCAGCCAAAAAGAGTGCGCTAAAACGTAAGCGCAGAGGCAGAGCATCATTGATCTCTGGCGAAGAAACAGGAATTGAAAAGTCTGGCACTTTGGGGTAAGTCATGTACAAAATACCTGAGAATTTAGGGTCTGTCGAAGACCTAATCAAGCGCTTTGCTGCGGCCAAGGAAGTGCGTGGCCGGTGGGATTCATTGTTACGCGACTGTTACAAGTTCGCAGCACCCAAGAGAGATACTTTATCCGGTCAAGCCATAGGGCAAAAGCGTGAGCCTGATATTGTGGACTCAACCGCTGAGTTAGGCGTTCAACGATTTGCATCAAGACTGCAAGCAATGCTTGTACCCCCTTGGCGTGAATGGATCAAACTGGTTCCGGGTTCTGACATCCCAGAGGAAAATCAGGATGAGGCTCAAGCCTACCTGGATACCGTATCGGCTAAACTGTTCGATCACCTTAATCACTCTAACTTTGCATCACAAGCGCATGAAGCGTTCACTGATCTAGCCATCAGTACCGGTGCATTGACGATTGAGCGATCAGATAGCGATAGCAGCCTGTTAGCTTTCAATGCGGTTCCACTCAGTGAGTTGGTTCCAGAAGAGGGTCCACGCGGTACAGTGGATACTGTCTGGCGTGAGCATGAAGTCAGTGTTAGGAATATTAAGCGCTTATGGCCGGAAGCTGATCTGTCCACACACTGTAAGCAATTACTTACAGACAAGCCTGATACCAAAGTGGCCATTATTGAGGGTACGATTTACGACCCTAAGACTGAGAAATACTATCAGTGTTGTATTGAGAAAGCGCATAAGCACG